TAGCTACTGAATTAACCTTTGCACTAGCTCCCTCTCTTTCTGGTATAGGCGCCTCTTCTCTAGCTAAGGAATCAACCTTCGGAATCTCACATTCTTCTACTGCTGTAGGCACATCTACACTAACTAAGCTGATAGAAAAGGCTCTAACCTTTTTAGGTATAGGTACCTCCTCTATACAAAAGGATGTAGATAAGACTCTTACTTATACGGCTACCGGAACAGCAACTGAAGAAGAAGGTTTTCTCACAGATCATTCAGCATCTTCCACAGCTATAGGTACCTTATCTATCATAACTAACTTTATAGCAAAGGGCGGAGATGCTATAGTAGGTGCAGCTAGACGTATAGCTCTTATAATAGGAATAGGATTATAGGTATCTCTCATGACATTCGATGAGCTTATTGAAGAAGTATATCTACTTACTAACCGGCCAGATCTGGTAGGTGAAACTAAATCTGCGGTTAAAGCTGCTACACTTAAAGCACATAAAACAGATTTTTATTCTAAAGATATCTTTGAGTCTGGTATTGAGTTTGATACTACTGACTTTCGACAGTCTTTAGATTATGTATCTCTCTTCTCTAACTTTCGTGCTTTTAAATATTTCCGACGTGTAGACTCCGCTACTGATGATGTAGGTGCCTTCATAGAGATCATTACTCCAGAAGAAGTACTTGATTCCTATGGCTGTAATCGTACAGATATTGCTTATGTAGCTGGACGGGTCTTAGAGATCAGAGCTAGTGTAAGCTTTTCTAAGGCCTTACTTGGTGCTTATGTATATCCCGTAGTAAGAGAAGGTGCTTATCTCTCTTGGGTAGCAGAGCAGGCTCCTTATGCTATAGTATACGAAGCAGCTAGAGTAGTATTTAAATCATTAGGGCAGATAGAAGAATCTAATGCTCAGGCGCAACTAGTAGCAGAAGAATACTCTTTACTTAAACTGTCAGCTGTGACTGATGTAGGTTATTAAACCTAATACTTAATTTCGGAGATTATACTCATGGGTGGCGAAGCCAATATTTGGAATCCTAGAACTCTCATAGAAGTGTCAGGCGATACTAAATCAGTAGAAGAGAAACTTACAGCTAATGCTAATCAGACGCTATTTACTCTTACTGATTTTGTATATGTAGTAGCTACAGGAGCTCTGACAGTTCATAAGAATGGGCTCCTTCTTACTAAAGGTACAGACTGGAATGAGCAGACTGAGTCTACCTTCTCTATTGTATCTCCTTGTACTGCAGGAGATACAATAGTAGCTACAGGCGATACTGCTATTACAGGTACTGTAGATGTAAGAGACACTGATATCTTTATTCTTAACTACCAAGCTGTTCGTGACTATGCAGGTACAGAGACTACTTTATATGTACAAAGTAAAGCTGCTTTAGGAGATGACGGAGAGTCTTTCTTCCAGAAGCGTACAGGCGCAGCCCCTGGATTCTATGTAGATGATGATAATAGTATTATTGTTCCTACAGGAGGAGACGGTTCAGTAGGCTGGTTGCGTAAAGATGCAGCTGCTACTCCTTTTGATCAAGGAGCTGCTAACTCTGTAATAATTCCTGTAGAGAAAGTACTAAGGGATCATGGATCTATTACTCGTTGGGGTGGAAATCCAGGATTAAGTGCTGATCAGACAGTCTTTCTTAATAATGCAATTAGCGATCTTAGTACTGCTGGCGGTGGTGATATCTTTGTACCTCCAGGAGTTTACTTCTTTGACGGTGCGATTGTACCAAAACCGAATGTAACTATTTGGGGATTGAATAGGTACTCTACTACTCTATCTCTTCGTCAATCTAATATCGCCGTACCTAACTTCTCTCTTATAGATCAAGATGCTAACCTAGAGAATTTCCATATAAAGGGGATTGGTCTACGAGGAAATCGCTCATTCCAGACAACTCCTGGTATTAATGCGTCCCAGGACCTATGCGGAGTATCTTTCCAGAAAGGTTACTCTAAGCGTAATAGTGTTCGTGATTGTTATATTAGAGAGTTTGGGGATAGTACTGATACTGCCGGCGGCGGTGTAGTTATAATCCCTGAAGTAGGGGTTGCAGACGCCAGTATTCAAGACACTCATGTAGATGATAACCACTTCGGACCTAACAATAACGTTCCTGGCGTTTACATGTGGCCTTATATTGGCGGCATATTGGCTGTGTCCTTTAATAACAGCGCAGATCGCAACACTTTCGCTGGTGGAGGCGATCAGAACTGTGTTTACATGGCAGGTAATGAAGCGTTCCCTATGCGCAACTGTACCGCTGATGAAAACCGCTTCTACATTGTAGAAGACTGCGATGTAATGATTGAGATGAACGGTGTTAAGGGAGGCTCAGCATCTCGGAATATCGGGGTCTGTACAGCTACCGGCTTATGTGGAGGTATCTTAGTAAGAGGCTCTAGCGCAGCTGCTGCAGGTGTAGATACTTTATTGATAGACGACAACATTCTTGTTAATCTTAATGCTGGTCACCGTGATGGTATAAGCTTGGTTAGCTTCGCTGGCGGAGACTTCCAGGATAACATCAAAGGATCAAATAATATTATTGTTGACTTCGGCGGCGATGCTACTCACGCAGCAATTAAAGTACTGAAAGGTTCGCGTAATGTATCCTTAAGTGCAAACGATATTATAGGTAAGCTGTATAGACCCAACGCGTATAATATCGGAGAATGTGATAATGTCACGGTTGACGGAGGAAATCTAGTTAACTGTAATAAGATTGCTACCCTGTCAGCCGGTACAGACCCTGTCACTCGTAACGTCACAATAATAAACACTGAGGCCGACGGGTGTGGCCTAACAGGTAATCCGTTGATCGGCACCACTGGTGGTGCTATTGATATGGAGGACTTGTTAGTTAAGAACAACAAGTCTCGCAACACTGTAGCTGGTGTTACCGCTTACGCATTAATCAGCACTGTTGCCCCAACTGGTAACCGCATCTATGACAACGATGTTGATACTGTTAAAGAGAATGGACTTCCTGTTAATACTGAGCAAGGCAGACAGAGAATTTCTGCTACCACCACCACGCCTGTAACGAATGCTACTGCCACCTATGCTGACATTGGGCTATCGGTGACTATTACTCCTCGCTTTGATAACAGCGAGATAAGAATAGAAGCTGCCGTTGACTTGTTTATTGAAGCAGGTACAGCTCAGGACCTTAAGATTAGGCTTCTTCGTGATGCGGTTGTGATTCGTGAAGACGTAAGGGCGCTGGGTAATGGTACTGATATTCATGGAACTAAGTCTTTTGTTCTCTATGATACCCCTGCTACTCAATCTGCTACTGTTTATAAGTTCCAGATAGCCAAGGACGCAGGCGGCGGTGCAAGTGTTACAGCGCAGAATAGCAACAGCCCGTCTGACATAACTGTATCTGAGGTAGAGCCAGCATGAGTTTAAGTAAAAAGCAGCAACGGTTTACTGAGTGCGTAGGTAAGCTTATAGCTCACGCTTATAATCTAGGTTACGCACTTACTTTTGGTGATGCTTACCGAGATCCGAGAGTGCATGGAGACCATGGAACTAAGCTCTCTTATGCAGCTTCTAAGTCAGTACATAAGCTTCGCCTAGCTGTAGATCTTAATCTATTTGTTTCCGGGGAGTATATTACTACCGGAGACCATATAGCTTATCAGCAGCTTGGTGAGTTCTGGGAAGGTTTAGACCCAGATGCTCGCTGGGGTGGTAGGTTTGATGATGCTAATCACTTTAGTTTTGAGCAGTGGGGGTGTATGTAATGAGTATTATGTCCTTTCTATCTGGCGGTGTCGTAGGCTCTCTTGAGCGTATAGCTAGTGAGTTCATTGAAACTGATAGGGAGTCCGCCGAAGCTAAAGCTCTAATGATTAAAACTCTTGATCCTAATGGTAAAATGCGCAGAGACTTGTCTCGCTTCGCTTGCAGGGCTTATGGGGGTTTTCTAGTAATAATGTCTTTCTTAGTATTAGCTCACTCTTTCGGATTTACCGAGCCTGCGCAGTCTAAGGAAGCGATAGAATATATGACTGAGCTGTTTCTACCTATCACCGCATCGTGGGGAGCTATAGTCACTGCATCATTTGGTGTTAATTATACGAATACTAAGAACGGTAATTAGAGAAGTAATGCTGTGAACTCTCAAGTAAGGAGTACAGACGTGCCAGAAGATAGCGAAGTTATTCTGTTGCGCCGTAAACTAGATCATCATGTAGAAGCTTGTGATGCTAGAAATCTTGAGCAAGATCTTAAGATTGAAAGATTAATAATTGCTCAGCAGCAGACAACTAAAGATATTAAAGCTCTTGTAACTTCTACACAAGGGTTAGTAGACAGTTGGAAGTTTACTCAAAGTTTACGTAAGTTTATACTTTGGGGGTCTGCTTTTACTGTACCTTTAGCAGCTATCTATACTAAATTCAAAGGCTGGTGGTAGGAGAATATAATGGCACAGCAGCGATATACTATCTCCCTAGATACTGCTATTTTTCCTATGCTGTCTGAGCAGCAGACCAGAACTATTATAGGATCTACTGCCGGCGAAGCTCCAGCTAGAGACCAGAAGCCGGGCTTAGCTTACTGTCATAATGTTATGCCCTCTAAAGAAGGGTATGACTCTGTAGCATATCTGCCTACTATTCCTGCTGCGGTAGGCTTACCTGCTGGAGTGGACTTCTCTGATGTACGTATCGCATTCGGAGATAATGCTTCTAGAATACATCTCGCTTGGGATGATTTAGGTAATGTATACTCCTTACCTTTAGGAGCTGTCGCTTGGATAGCTCTACCTGCTAGTGTACCCTCTCCTGTAAGTATAAGCTTCTCTATAGATGACGTGACTATAGGCACAGTGAATGGTGTTAGTCATATTTTCTACTCCGGTATTGGGTCCTTTACCTATAATGAGACTACTGACTCTCTAGATGCTGAGACTCTTACAGGATTAGCTATTGCTGATATCTTAGGTTTAATGGCCTCTTCTGGGTATTTGGTTGCTTATACCAAACAAGCTATTGCTTGGAGCTCTACTATAGACCCTACAGATTTTGTACCTAGTGAAGTTACCGGGGCAGGCGGCGGTAATGTAGCAGATCTTGCAGGAGCTATTCTCTTTGGCACCACTAATACCTTAGGTCTTCTTCTCTATACTTCTGCTAATACTATAGCTGGTACATACACAGGTAATGCGAAATTTCCCTTTAAGTTCAGAGAAGTTAAGAACTCTAAGGGAGGTTTAGGTTTAGATTTAGTAGCTTATCAAACTAATGCAGACGAGCAGTTTGTATATTCTAAAGCTGGACTGCAGTCTATAACTTCTCAGCGAGCAGAGATCATATTACCAGAAGTTACAGATTTCCTGGCGGGTAAGCGCTTTGAAGACTTTGATGAAGATGCTCTAGATTACATTCGTACTGATCTTACTGCTACTATGCTTAAGAAGATTAAGTATATAGGCTCCAGGTATCTAGTGATTTCTTATGGTATAGCTTCCTTTACTCATGCTCTTGTATTTGATATAGGATTAAAGAAGCTAGGTAAGCTTAAGTTGGATCATGTAGATGTATTTGAATATGTAGGAGCGCAGACTGAGATAGCTAAAGAGTCTATCGCTATGGTAGCTGCTGATGGAGCAGTGAGTGTAGTAGACTTCTCTACCAGTGCAGACTCATCTGGAGTAGTTATCTTAGGTAAGCTGCAAGCCTCTAGAACCAGGCTTCTCACCTTGCTTAAAGCAGAGGTAGAGAATGTAGATACTGCAGCTAGTCTTGATCTGTATACTAGAGCCTCTCTTAAAGGTAAGGAAGCTAGCAGTACGATTAAAGGAGGAGTTATATCTAGCTCAGAAAACCTGAGAGAGTTCTCTTTCAGAACTACTGCTACCAATCATTCTCTTCTTTTCATAGGTAAGTATAACTTAGTCACTGTGCAGATTACTTATACCTCTGCTGGCAGAAGATAGGAGAATACTATGCCCGCTCCTATTAATACTTATGACTCTAATACAGAACTTGCTTTAGGTAATGTACCTGATATAGATGACCCTGTGCTGTATGAAGCATTACTCGATATTCATAATGCTATAGAAGCTATCCTTACTAGCAGTGATGCAGGAGATGCTGTATTTACTGCTTTTATCGCTAAGTTTAGAAATGTAACTGTAGTATCTGCAGATTATAATGTATTAGCTACTGATGGTTTAGTGCTTGTAGATATAACAGCAGGAAACGTTACTATTACCCTTCCTACCGGCGCTGACTTTGCAGGTTATAAGTTTGAAATAAAAGCTATAGCTGACAGTCTACCTTCTACTAATGAGTGTCTTATAGTAGGAGAAGGAGGGGCCCCTGTGGATGAAGATGCAGGAGGTATCACTATAGATGCTTTAGAGGCGTTACCTGTTAAATACGATTTGGTTAATAACAAATACTGGATTGATAATTAGATACTAGGTTACTCTTATGTCTCATCCCTTATTACCTAAGAATTTACCTAAAACTTCTGCTTTAGTAAGAGAAGGAGCAACTGAATATACTAAGCTGCTAGCTGATCCTTTTCCTGTACCTGATATTACTGAAGCAGGTACTAGATTAGAAGTTACAGATAACGGAGATCGCTATGTCTGGACAGGTACTCAGTGGGTGCAGACTCATCATATAGGCTTTCCTCTCCCTGTAGAAACCTCTGATCGTGGAAGTGTAGCTTTGCCTGTTATCTTAACAGATCAAACTACTGATATGCTTGATCTCGTATTTCTGGAAATAAAAGTTACTGGATTAACTCTTGCTGCTGATACCGATGCTGATTTAGATCTACGCACTTTTGATTTAGCTGGAGGTCATGGGTTAACTAATGCAACTAGCCTAGGTCACTTTATAGAGCTAGCTGATAATACTAACGGTAGGTTTATACAGTCTGAGATACTAGATATTACTGGAGATACAGTAACTATTCGTCAGCCTATAAGCAGGATCTTTACTGTTGCTGCTACTGAGATAGCAACAGGTAACCCTAATATGGTTAGGGACCCTGCTACTTTAGTTGTTATTGATGGATCTACTACTCCTGTAATATTTACAATTAAACCTTTAGCTTCTCAGGCTGGGGACATTACTCGTATCATGGCCGCTAGTATATCTCCTAATGTCTCTGACTATACTACTTTTGGTGGGGCAGATGCTTTAACTGTAGGTATGACATTAAGAAAGAAGCGAGCTGATGGCACATATAAAAACCTGTATACCTACGTAAATAACAGAGATTTCGTTCTTCACGGGTTTGATAATGAGCCAGATTCACCTAAAGCTACAGGTAACGCTACTCACGGTAGAGCTTCACGAGTTACATTTGCAGGTCAGGATAAGCACGGAGTAGCTGAGCGTTTAGATGGAGCATTAGGTGAAGAGTTACAGATTGTTATATTTGAACTTATGAAGTATGCCGGAGCTACAGGTAATCTGGACTTTAGGTTTATGGGAGAAGGTAGTCAGTTACAAGGACCTTAGTAAACCCTTACTAGAGTATTAGCAGGCGGACGAGTATACTTATTTATAAGTTCTTTTTTAGAGGATAGGATCATGGCAGGATCATCTGGTATAGGTGGAATCTTTACAGGTATAGGGTCGTTAGGTAAAGATCTTTTTGGAGAGGATACTGATATTAGTGGTACTAAGTCTGGTACTACTACTACTGACACTACTCAGACAGAGCGACTTAAGTTAGATGAAGCCGCTATACAGAAGATTATTGAAGATGTTCTTGGAGGAGCTGAAGGCTTAGCCGGCATCTTTTCTAAGGAGCAAGCTGCTGGAGTATTTGATAGCTCTGTAGCTGCACAAGCTGCGGGTGACTTAGCATCTAAACTTGTAGGTGAGCTAGCTAAACTGACAGCTGAAAAAGAAGTTACTCAGACTGGTACTCAAGTTACTAAGAGTCAGGAGCAGCAAGCGCAAGAGCAAGGAGGTCTAATAGAAGGACCTCTTAAGAAATTAGGTGGTCTCTTCGGATTCTAAGCTAAGTATATAGGAGTATAATAAAATGCCTCACGCAGACGCTAATCCTATCTTAGCTCAAGCAGCAAGAGAGCGCCAACCTGTAGCAGATACTATTGCTACCCCTAAGGCAGCGTCTACTCCTGCTCCTGTAGTATCCTCCTCTCTACAAGCTGTGGAAGATGCCTTAGCTATATCTACTCAGCGAATTACTTCTTCTATTACTGCCTTAGA